CGGTACGCTTTCGGGCGTTGACCTAACCACACAGGTCACAGGCATACTCCCCTTGGCTAACGGCGGTACCAACGCAAGCAACGCTGGCGCTGCGCGAACCAGCCTCAGTGCGGCGGCCTTGGGCGCGAACACTGACATAACGTCGATTGCGCTCACCACTGGCACAATCAGCACAGCGCCGACCAGTGGCACGGACATCGTCAACAAGACATACGCCGACACCATCGCGTCGGGCATCAACTTCCACCAAGCCGTGCGCTTGGCGACAACTGCGGCTCTGGCCGCTAACACGTACAACAATGGCGCTAGTGGCGTCGGCGCGACGCTCACGGGTAACGCCAATGGCGCACTGAGCGTTGACGGCGTGGCTGCGGTGGTTGGCAACCGCATCCTTGTCAAGAACGAGGTGACGCAGGCCAATAACGGCGTCTACACCGTCACGCAGACTGGCAGCGGCGCGGCTGTGTACATCCTCACCCGCGCTACCGATTTTGACACGGCTGGCGCAGGCGTAAATAAGATTGACGCAGGCGACTTCTTCCTCGCCACGGCGGGATCGACGCAGGCCAACACATCGTGGGTACAGCAGACGCCACTGCCGATCACTGTCGGCACAACGGCGCTAGTCTTCATTCAGTTTGGCGCTCCGATCACATACTCGGCGGGCACTGGCCTGACGCTGGGTGGTACAGTCTTCAGCATCACGAACACAGGGCTAACGGCGTCGACATACGGCAGCGCGTCCGCTGTGCCTGTCATTGCGTTCAACGCGCAGGGGCAAGCCACAAGCGTCACCAACACATCTATCGCCATCGCGGCATCCCAGATCACGTCAGGCACGCTCGGCATAGCCAACGGCGGTACGGGCCAGATAACAGCTTCGGCTGCGTTTAACGCCCTGTCGCCGATCACGACCACGGGCGACCTGATCATCGGCAACGGCACGAACAGCGCCACGCGCTTGGCCATCGGTGCCAACGGCTACTTGCTGACGTCGAACGGCACGACTGCCGTGTGGACGGCAGCGCCGACCAGCATGGTCTATCCGGGCGCTGGCATCCCGAACTCAACTGGAACTGCTTGGAGCACCAGCTACTCAACAACGGGCACTGGCACTGTTGTCGCACTGGCAACATCGCCTGTGTTTGTAACGCCAAACCTCGGCACGCCCTCTGCCGCAACGCTCACCAACGCAACAGGCCTGCCTCTAACGACTGGCGTCACAGGCACGCTGCCTGTCGCCAACGGCGGTACAGGCGCGGCCACGTTCACGGCGAACAACGTCCTCTTGGGCAACGGCACCAGCGCGCTTCAAGTTGTTGCGCCAAGTACCAATGGTAATGTATTAACGAGTAATGGCACGACATGGGTGTCACAGGCACCAGCCGCGTCGGGGGTAACGCAAGCACGCGCGACCGCTCTGTCGCTAATTTTTGGATTGTAAGGACTAGGACATGGCAGCACCGAACATTGCATCACTCACAACGATCACGGGTAAGACGACGTACTACACACCGTCAGGCGTAACGGCCGTCGTGCTGTTGCCGAACGCGGCGTCGTCGGGCAATGTGTTTAAAATTAACCAGATCGTCGTTGCGAACGTCGATGGCACGAACGCCGTTGACGCAACGGTGTCGATCTACACAAACGGCGCGGTGGCGCAGGGTTCGGCCCCATCGGGCGGCACGGCATATCCGATTGCATCTACAATATCGGTGCCCGCCGACGCCTCGCTGATTGTGGTTGACAAGACGACTGGCATCTATCTTGAGGAGGGCACCTCCATCTCGATCACGTCGGGAACTGCCAGCAAGCTGACGTTCAGCATCTCTTACGAGTTAATGGCATGACGACCAACGCAGTAGTTTACCTTCTTACAAATTTAACAAACGGTAAACACTACGTTGGTGTATCAAAAAACTTGCGTCGTCGCATGCGCAGCCATTACTCGTTGACGCAACAGATTAACATCCCAATTAAAAACGCCATAAAAGAGCATGGGAGAGAGAATTTCTCCATAACCGTTTTGGAGGAGGGTGACATAGACTACTGCTACAGCAGGGAAAGTTTTTGGATTACTGACAAAAATTCTATGACCCCAGTTGGTTATAATGTCTGCACGGGCGGTAGAGGCTCCAGAGGTTTGACTGGAGAGTTGAACGGGATGTTTGGCCGGAAAGGCCCGCTGCATCCTAATTACGGGAAGCCCGCGTACATGCTTGGCAAGCGACATACGGAAGAAGCCAAGAGGCTTATGTCAGCTACGCGTAAGGGCCGGAAGGCGTCTCCAGAGGCGCGAGAGAAAATGAAAATAGCATCTTTGGCCCGTAGTCCAGAAAGCAGGAAGCGCGCTGCTGATGCTGTTCGCGCAACTTACGCGCGGAAGCGCGAGGCTAAATTAGCGGCGGCTCAACAGGCGTGACAGTTATCTGGTAATGTGATAGGAATATTTTATGGCGAATACGTTCACGAGAAAAGTAAGCCGCAACATCGGCACGTCGCTGACCTCAGTGGGCAGCTACACCGTCGGTTCTGGCGTGCAGACGACGGTCATCGGCCTGTCGGTGTGCAACACCACCGCGTCGCCCGTGACGGTCAACGTCACCGTCAACGACGGCACGAACGACACGTATCTGATTAAGGGCGCGGGTATCCCTGTCGGCCAGTCTCTGATACCCATCGGCGGCGACGAGAAGGTTGTCTTGATTGTCGGCGACAGCCTCAAGGTTCAGTCCTCGGCGGCAACGTCACTGGACGTCGTAATGTCCATTCTTGAGATTTCGTGAGGTAGCTTATGCCCTATGTAGCCCCCAACAATATGATCGGTGAGTTCACCGTCAACGTCGCCCTGAGCACAACGAGTGCCACGTCGCTGCTGTCAAACGCCGCGTCGTCTGGCCGCGTGCTCAAGGTCATCTCAATCGTCGCAGCCAACGTCGAGGGCACGAACGCCGCCGACATCTCGGTGTCGCGTTATTCGGCTGCCGCTCTGGGCGGCACGGCCTTCCCGATGGCGTCCACGATCTCAGTACCGGCCGACGCCTCGCTGATCGTGGCAGACGCGACGACGCCAGTTGTACTGGCCGCCAACACGTCACTCGGCGCGACGGCTGGCACGGCGAACGCGATTACAATGACGGTGACCTACCAAGAACTTGCGGGATAAAAGCGGATGTCAAAGCGCTATCAAGGTGGGGTGCTCGGCGTAGGCTTCAACCCGCTGCAAGCCCCGAACGCACCTACGATTGGCACGGCTACGGGCGGCTGCTCCTCGGCCTCTGTGGCGTTTACGGCCCCAGCCAATGTCGGCGGCTCAGCTATCACTGGCTACACGGCGCAGAGCAGCCCCGGTGGCTTTGGAGGTGCTGCGGCAAGCTCCCCAGTCACCGTGACTGGGTTGAGCAACGGCACTGCGTACACGTTCGGCGCGTTCGCCCTGAACAGCTACGGCCCATCACCAATCAGCGCGTTCAGCAATAGCGTTACACCAGCGCTACCAACTGGTGCGATTGGCATATTCGCTTTGGGGACTGTTAGCAGCAGCGCGTCTACGACCCGCGATAGGTATACTTTCTCAAGTTGCGCAGTGACGGCAGGCGGCGCTGCCACAGCGGCATCAACCAACGGTTCTGCTGCCGGTAATAGTACGGTAGGGATTTTTGCGCTGGGTAGCTCTTCCACTACCCGCAACAAATACACTTATTCAGGATGCGTGGTGGCCGCTGGTGGCGCTGCTACTACGGCGTCTAAGGATGGTTCCGCCGCAGGGAACAGTACGGTAGGGATTTTTGCATTAGGTTGTGCATCTTTCGCGACCTCAACCACCCGCAATAAGTACACCTACTCCGGAGACACTGTTGGTTCAGCCACCGCTGCCACCGACGCATCTAGAGGGGGGTCTGCCGCTGGAACTAGTACAGTCGGCATCTTTGCGCTAGGAGCTACAACGGGGTGCGTTAACGTCACCACCCGCAACAAATATACATACTCAGGCGACACAGTAAGCGCTGGAGGGGCGGCCACAGTGGCGTCAACTGGTGGGGCTGCTACGGGCAATAGCACAACTGGTATCTTTGCTTTAGGATTTAACGGCACCGCTGGAACGACTACCCGCGACAAATATACCTACTCAGGGTGCACAGTGGCGGCAGGCGGCGCGGCTACCAGTAATTCATTTTACGGTTCGGCTGCGGGCAACAGCACCGTTGGTATTTTTGCGGTGGGTTTCGGAGGCGGTAGCACCCGCAACAAGTACACTTACTCCGGCTGTGTAGTCACTACTGGAGGCGCGGCTACTGCGTCCTCTTATGCTGGCTCCGCCGCATCTAACGGCACAACGGGAGTGAACGTGTAATGCCAAATTATTCAGGCGTCTGGACGCTCTCTCAGCAGTTTCAAGCGGTCGGGCAGGGCCTGTGGCCGTTTGACGACGGGACTGTCGGGATATTTGCGTTGGGAAGCTCTTCCACCACCCGTAACAAATATACCTACTCAGGCTGCGTGGTCAGTGCGGGTGGGGCATCTACCGCTGTTTCAACTTGCGGCTCTGCTGCGGGTAACAGCACCGTAGGTATTTTTGCCTTGGGGCTTTCCACTTGTAGTGTTAGAAGTGTTACACGCAATAAATACACCTACTCAGGCTGTGTAGTCAGCGCAGGTACTGCCGCTACAGCGGCGTCATCTCGCCAGTCCGCTGCGGGTAACAGTACCGTAGGTATTTTTGCGTTGGGTAGAACTTCAGGTTGTGTTTGCACGCGTGACAAATACACATACTCTGGGTGTGTCGTAAGCTCTGCTACAGCCGCCTCAGCAGCATCAAGTAGAGGGTCTGCTACTGGAAATAGCACTGTTGGTATCTTTGCCTTGGGGCTTGCCACTTGTGCTGTTACCACCCGTGATAAGTACACGTATTCTAGCAACACAGTGACTTCAGGTGGCGCAGCTACCGCAGCATCGTACTACGGGTCTGCGGCTGGAAATAGCACAGTCGGTATTTTTGCACTGGGCTTTGCGGGTATCGGTAGCGTTACCACGCGGAACAAGTACACTTATTCAGGTTGCGCGGTAAGCGCAGGCGGTGCGGCTACAGTGGCGTCGGAGAGTGGTTCAGCCGCCGGTAACAGCACAGTGGGCATATTCGCGTTGGGTAATGCCCCATCAACCTCCACCACCCGCAATAAATACACCTACTCAGGCTGCGTAGTCAGCGCGGGTGGCGCGGCCACGACTGCGACAGCTTTTGGCGCAGCCGCATCAAACGGCATCGCAGGCATCACGCGTTAATTTTCCACCACCATCGTAGGAGCACAACGATGAATAGTAAGCCGCATCGCAATAATTGCGATTTCCAGTTAAAGCACTTCATGGCGGGAAGCTGCCACACAGCAGACGGCGCTTGGGCGCTCTTGCACGACCAGAAGATCGACATCGGCGTCAAGATCGAACACTCGAAGGCGCAGGCCCTACGCCGTCAGGCTAAGGTACTTACGGCAGAGGCCGTGCTGGCAGACGACGCGTCAACCAAGATCGACCGGCTCAAGGCAGAGGCAGACCTGCTTGAGTGCAACTCGGTCAACGAGGGCTGGGCATTGAACCACCAAGCCGCACTCAACGAGTATGACTACATCTGCAAGCTGATGGACGAGCTTGAGCCAAACCGCAAGCATCGCGACCTGCCCTTCCTTGAGGCCAATGAGGCCATGCAGCGTGAAGAGTGGCTGGGCGAACTAAAGACCCGCGCAGAAAACTTCCTGCTCACGGCTGGCACGATCCCGCACGACCACCTCAACACCATGCGCTGCCACCCTGACTTTGAGGCGCAGATTGTGCCGCACATCGAGGCCATCACCCTGAAGGTAATCAATAGCCAAGGCGACCGCACTAGGGTATTGTCAAACATGAAACCACTATTTCTGGAGGATAACTCGTGACTGGATTTGTAAAGACCAAGGGCAATGCGTTTGTCGAATACCCCTACGGCGCGGCAGAGCTTCAGCGTGACAACCCCGAGGCGAACTACGACTACTTCTGTGACTTCGCCAGCATCTTCCCAGACACGCCAGCCGCCACCCGCGACGGCTTCGCGCTGTCGCCAGTCGTCATAGACGCAGACCCTGTGTACGACGGCCAGACGCAGACTGTACACCGCTCAGAGCTGCCCTTCATCCGTGACGGCGGCTGGGTATTCTCGTGGATCGTGACTGACCTGACGCCAGAGCAGATCGCCGAGATGCAGGCAATGCGGGAGGAGCTTCGTGCAGTCTGAAGAACTGACACCCATATTCTGCTTCCCGACTGTCGTCGTCACGGCCTTCAAGCCTGAGTTCCTCGACGCCGTGCGTGCCGTGTCGGAGGACAACTTTGAGCCGCAGGACATCAATGAGATTTACCCAGTCAAGATGACGGGCAACCTCACGGATGACCCGCGCATGCACGACTTCTGCGAGTATGTCGGCAGCTCTGCGTGGCAGATACTGAACAATCAGGGCAGCGACATGACTGGCGCGAGCACCTTCTTCACTGAGATGTGGACGCAGGAGCATCACAAGCATTCGCAAATGGAGCAGCACGTCCACGGTAACGGCGCGCAGCTCGTCGGCTTCTACTTCCTTGAGACGCCTGAGAACTGCTCCAAGGCGCTGTTCTACGACCCGCGTGCGGGCAAGGTGCAGGTCAACTTGCCAGAGGCCGACATGGGTCAGGTGACGCCCGCCAGCAACGCTATGGGCATCGAGGCGCAGCCGGGCACGCTGATCTTCGCTAACGCGTGGCTGCCGCACGGCTTTACCCGCCACGCGTCCGACAAGCCTATCCGCTTCGT